CAACTTTTTCACATCCTGCTCGCGCTTGTCAGCGGTTGCCTTGGTTGCGTCAATGATCGACTGATCGATGCCCTCGATCGCCTCGACCTTGGAGAGGGATTCAAGCGCCTTGCGGTGCTCCTCTGAGGCGTTGGAGATATCTGCCTCGATCTGATCGATCGGGCGATGGGTTGCAGGCACTACCTTGGCATCGGGCGAAGGTGGGGTCGCATCGGAGCTCGACCGTGCGCCATGCACCGAAGTGTACTGCGCTAGGTCAATGCCTAGCTCAAGCGCCGTCCGAAAAAGATCGATCTTCTTCGTCAGCGTCCGTACTGATATCCCCTTGCCTTGGGCGTTGGATTGTTGGGTGATCTCCTTGCGAAGCGCGCCCTGTTGTTCCTGCGAGCAGGACAGTTGCTTTAATTGTTCTTCATTCATGGTATGAGATGTGTATGAGATGTAAATGAGATGTGAGCCTTGAGTATAACAGGTCTGTCAACCCCCTCACAGAGGGAGCTTGGTTTGCGGATTGCGGTCAACGGTCTGAATGCCCCGATTGGCGTTTGGATCGGGGAGCACCACGGTATCGTCCTCTCTCCATGTAGGGGCACTTGCCCAATCGTTGTCCATGATATTGTTGGAGACCCCGATGAGCTTGAGCTCCTCCTTGGGCGATCCCTCCTCCTTGTAGCGCGGACTTGGGGCGTTGCAGGCATCGACATATCTTTGCCTGTAGGATGCGACGAGGTCGGGGGAGCAGTGATCTTCCATCAGCTTGAGGTAGGCGTTGACCTTGTCCCGAATGGCGTCGAGGACGTTCCCGATGGACAGGATCGGAATCAGCGCGAGGACTGACTCGAATTCTCCGATCGAGCGGATCGGGGCGTTGCAGTTGATTGAGATGAATGGCGCTTGGTTATTCATGGTTTTGATGTGTGTTGAGTTTTGTGAGTTGAATTAGTCTTCGATGAGATTGAGCCAATCGCAGTAGTTGGAGGCATCCGTCTCGTACTTGAAAATTTTGAGCTTGTTGTCGGGAAGTAGGACAACGAACTGTGGGCGTCCTCCGATGAAACGTGTTTCGTAAGTGTACATGATTTGATGAAGGTTGAGATTACTTGTTGGCGAGTTGGGACTGAACTTGAACCAAGCTCGATCGCAGTTGCTTGTTCTCTTTCACCAAGGCGTCGATGAGCGACTGCTCGACAATGGCGTGTCCCTTGCGAGGAGCGTTGAGTTGAGCGGAGGTAATGTCCTCCTTGGCGAGCAAACCCTTGTCGCTTGCTTCCTTGAGCCCCCGATGGAGAACAACGAACAGGTCTGTGTCGGGAACATTGCCGTTTGGAACTTGAGAAAGGAAGGCGAGAAGTTTGGAGAGATAATTCATATTTGATTTGAGTTGAGTGTGAGTGTGAGTGTGAGTGTGAGTGATGATGTGAAACTGTGAGCCTCCATTGTATACCCCTTGTCAACCCCCTGTATTGCACTTGTCACACCCCACCGCCCCGATCCCCCGATCCGCCCTTTCCATTTTCCGCCCTAAGTCCTCCGTACGCACGTAGCGTTAACGCCACGCATAATGCGCGATCGCGCCACTTTGCGTTTTGGAAAGTTTTCATGTCAGAACCCACGTCAGACCCCCAAAACGACGATTAGACCCCTTCTTGAGCCTGTATGACCCCTTAACCCCCTACGGGGGGTAAGGGACTTGGAGACCGCATAAACACAGGGATTCCACCGATCGACCGCAATCCCACTGTCCAAGCGGTGTGCAGGGCGATGGGTCACTATCACATCGGGACAGGGTCGAGGTCGAGGTCGAGGTGGGTGAGGTCGAGGCGATATCGAGGTCGAGGTCGAGGTCGAGGTCGGTGGGGCAGATCGGGCAGTCGAGTCGGGGGCATCGGTCGGGGCAATCCGATCCCCCCGATCCCCACCACCACAGCCACAGCACAGCCACAGCACAGCGGTGCGCTACGGTGATCACTGCGCTACAGGCAGAACCCTGCCCCTTGCGGGCTCTCCCTGTCACCGATCGTGAGGGACGAAGGGAGCTACAGACCGCTTGCAGACTAGGGATCGGGCACATCGGAAAGCGGAACACCGCATAAACACAGGGATTCGGGGCTCGTGGGGGGCGTGCCGTGACTCATAAATGACCTGCGCTACGGCGCTACTGCCTCGTCCCGATCCCGCGCCCGCGGGTAGCCCGCTCGCGTACCGACGTCGATGCCGACATACCATGTAAAAAGAGACCCTACCTCCCCTCCCCTTTCCCTTGGGACTCCTACGGGACTCCTAATTTGAAAAATATGTGGACTCCAAATTTCAGATTTTTTTTGTAATACAACCGCTTGAACTCTTCTAGCCCTACCTATGTATTAGGGGGATGAATGCATCATCTAAAATACGCAGTCACTCTACAACGGGTGCAGATGGATCGATATTCGTGAATTCATCTACGCCCGTCAAAGGCGAGTTTTACGCAATACAAATCGTAGCCAACAATTCTAGACTAACCTTGGAGGGAAACATGGAAAACGCTTCGTCGATGACGAACGTTAACTTACCCACAGGTTTTATGGTTTACGGAAGATTCGACTCTGTAGCAGTTACTACGGGTTCGGCAATCCTTTACAGGGTTTAAAGTGCCACAGTTAGGTATACAAATAGGCGCTACAGCGCCACGTTCTTCTATGGGAAGTGCGAGCGCCGTCACTTTTACGCCTATTACCAATAGTACCGTATTTGGCACGGCGGTAGCTTTGTGGTTTTCGGACGAACCGTCCGCGATTCAGAAGTATGGGCATATAATGAATTGGGACGTTTCCGCCGTCACCTCCATGAACGGCGCATTTAGAAACCAAAGCACCTTCAACGAGGACATAAGTGGGTGGGACGTGAGTAACGTCACGCACATGGGTCAAATGTTTACTCGCGCTTATGCGTTTAACCAAGACATAGGCGGTTGGGACGTGTCCTCCGTCACGAATATGAACCACATATTTCGGGGAGATACGAGCCAAGCCTCTTCTTTCAATCAAGACATAAGCGGGTGGACTCCCGCTAGTGGCTGTACCAACCTTAATTGGGACACAAACTCAAATCCCGCGTGGATTGCGTCCCATAAACCGAACTTCACTTGATATGGACGCATACGACATCATAGCTTCGGGCGCAGGGATACTTGGAACGGTCTTAGGCTTCTTTTTTCATCGACAAAACACTCGCGTAGACCGAATCGAGGCTCGCGTAAACGAAGTTCGTATTGAAATAGCGCGACAACAACAAGAAAACAAAGAGTTGCAGACCCACATTCATCGAATCGATAAGAATTTGGACGAACTTTTCAAGAAAATGGAAGAAATCCTGTTCGCGGTTCGTAAAAATGGCAAAAACTAGCCTAAATCCCGCCGATTTGATCCGATTGGACGCGGGCGTGTGGTTCGCGACCTACGGAACTATAAAAGATAAGCGCGGAAAGGTGGTAAAAGCCCCTAAACCGAACATTTTGCAACAGAGGATGTTCAAATACTACCGAGAATGCCAAGCAAAGGGCGAACCGTGCAAAATGGTGGTTCTGAAGCCTCGACAGAAGGGAGCATCCACTTGTTCGCAGGCTTTGGCGTATCACCACTTTATGAAGTACTCCTCGCTAAACGGTTCTCTTATGGGGGACATAGCGGGAACTTCGGACAAAGTGTTTGAAATTTTCAGAAGGTTCGCCGAGAGCGATCAGTTTCCGTGGACTAGCAGTGGAAACATAGCAAAAGGCGGTAGTAAGGCGGACAACATAGAACTTGTCTCCAAATCAGTATACGGCAAAGAAACTGCGGGTTCTAAGAACGCAGGGCGTTCGGGCACTATACAGGTGGGTAATATGACCGAGGTGGCTTTTTGGGCGACTAGCGGAACGACCGACCCCGCTTTGGCGTATTTGCAAAGTTTGTACGACGAAGGCGAGGTTAGCCTGTGTATAGCCGATTCTACACCCAACGGGCCTAGTGGGTGGTTCTACGACACCTGTACCGCCTCCATGAAGGAGAAGAACGATTGGAAGTTCATATTCGCAGCGTGGTTTGAGTTCGACGATTCGGTAATCCCCTTTAAGACCAAAGAGGACGAAGAAGAGTTTAAAAAGTCATTGGACGAAGACGAGCAACGCGAAATGGACAAATTTGGTTGCGGGTTGGAACAGATGCAATGGAGACGCCGAACCATCATGGACAAGTGTGGTGGAGACGTTGACAAGTTCAGACAGGAGTATCCGTCCGATCCCGTCGAATGCTTCTTACTATCATCACGCCCCAAGTTCAACTCGGAGTGCATTAACCGTTTGGAGCGCGCTACAAGACCACATTTGGCAAAAGGGCTCGTTGTAGCGCAGGAGGATGATAAGGTCACTTTCTTACCCGATCCCCGTGGCACGGTCGAAATATGGGAACACCCCAAAGACGGGTGTGAGTATATAGTATCAATTGATACTTGCACAGGGGAAGATCAACAAGTTACGGGAATCACGGCAGACCCCGATTACCACAGCGCACAGGTATGGCGACCCGCGTATCGCGATCCAATGGGCGTGTGGCATGACACTGCGCTAGTAGCTCTCCATCACTCTAGATTGGACATAGTTTACTTGGCTGAAGAAGTTGCCAACTTATCCAAGCTTTACGGAAAGTGCATCGCGATTCCCGAAGTCAATAACAGTGGACTTGCGCTAGTTAAGTATTTGTTGGAGTTTAACATTCCCGTATGGCAGAGGAAGCGAATGTCCCAAGTCACCAAGATGATGGAGAAAAGCTATGGTTGGAACACGGATCGCGCCACACGGAAAACGATTCTCGATCACTTCGCCACTTTGGTGTTGGAGGAGAAATTGGACATACCTTCCGCAAAAGTCGTGGAAGAGATGAAAACTTTTGTGACCAATGCATCGGGGAAACCCGAAGCTGCGCCAGGCCATCACGACGACCATGTCTTGGCAGCAGCCATCGCGCTATACAATCTAGATTCAGCCACGCGCAAGAAAGAGCGGATCAGAAAAATAAACCGTCGTAAGTTGGCAAAAGACCCCACGTACCTGTGTCCCGACGGGTGGAGTCGCACACCACTAGGCAGATTGCGGTAATACAACCGATTGCAGACGAGATACACATCTCGTTATTATTTTCAAATGGCTGTACTTACTGAAGAAGAAGAACGGCGTCGTCGCTTGGGCGCGCCACAAATTGATTTGGATAACCTACAACCAAGACCTCCCGTTCAGTCGAGAGCGCCCGATCAGCAGTTGGTCAACGAAGTCAAAGCGGGTCTGCACCCGACGATGCTTCCCTTTCAGAAAACCACGGACGGTAGTGTCCCCAACAACCCCAACCGCATTACCGTAGAAGCTTTGCAAGCGCCCGACGCGCCCGAAGGCTCTAGAAGGTTTGTGGACTTGGGGCCTAACACCCCCGAAAACACAAAGTACCTTTTCACGAATAGAGATGACGTTGGATACACTCCCGCGCAAGCTGCGCGTTTGTTTGGAGAAGGTTTGGACAAAGACGCTCCTTTTACCGACAGGGGGCATTTGGGTAAGTTCAATTTAAGTATGCGCAGTGATCTGTTGAACAGTTCATACATGGTTCGTCCCGACGGTCTGCGAGGTAGCTTTCAAGGAGGAGGCGGAGGACTCGCGAATCCCGTGAGACCTACGAACAACACTTCTCAAGTTAACACTTCCACCACCAACACCCCTACACCCCCTGCGACCACACCCGACTTCATAACCCAAGCGGGACTGCAACAGTCTGAGTTGACCAATATGGCAAACATAGGTGACGGCGACGACCAAACAGGCTTAACTGCCATGCAACAACTTGGTTTAGCCTCTAGAGGTTTGCAACCTTTTGACGCGCAGGACAAAAGTTGGATGGACACGGGTAGAAAGACGAGGTCTTTGACGGGCGGTGGAGACCGTCCTGTCAAACGCCCTCCCACTGCTTCGGAAGCTCGCGCAGCAGCGCTTGCCAAAAACCCCGACGCCAACGTACCCGTCGCAAGAACCTTGGACAAATTGGAACAGAAAACGGGGGACATTTTGAAAAAAGGGTACAAAGGTTTTA